TTACACGGTCGCCCGCGCGATACGCTCGCCGATGGCGATGACGACGCGGGCCTGATCGACATATTTGGAGCGAATCGCAGCAACATCCTTGGTGTCCCAGCCCAGAATGTCGGCGATTTCCTGATCGGTGAGCCCGGCGATCATGCACCGGGTCGCGAAGGTGCCGCGCAGGTCGTGCAGATGCACATCGATGCCAGCCTCGAGCTTGAAGTCGTGGAAGCGCGAACCCAGCCCGGTCGCGGTCCAGGGGCGGAGATAGCTGCTCGCCAGCACGGTTTCGGGCAGCGGTTTCCGCTTGTCCTGGCGCCGCGCCAGCATCGCGGCTTCCTGCCTCGCTTTGATCCGCGCCAGCAGCGCTTTGGTCTCCGGCATCAGCGGGATCGTGACCAAAGTCCGCCCCCGGCTCTTGCTGGTCTTCCAGACGATGGCGTGTTCACCGACGGCGGCCCATGGCAGCTTGACCAGGTCGCCGCGGCGCAGGCCTGTTGCGGCGGCGAGTTCGACCGCCTCCATGACTTCCGGGGTCGCCTTGGCGCGAAACGCGGCGAAGTGATGCGGTTCCCAGATCACGTCGGAGCGATCGGCTTCGTAGAGCCGGTTCGTGCCGAGCAGGACGTTGGCAGGGAGATAGCCGCGATCGAACCCCCATGACAGCAGTGCGGAAAACGCCGTGATGGCAGCATCGGCGCTGCGGGGCTGGTTGGCCCAGCGGTCGCGCCATTCAAGCACATCGGCGCGGATCCTGCGGTCGGCGAAGGCGCGCAGCGGAGCGGTGCCGAATTCCGCATCGATTCGCTTGTGCCAGGTCGAATAGTCGGTGCGGGTCGACTGCGAGAGCGCTTTCCACTCCGGCGATGCCGTGTAGCGGTCGATCAGGCCAGCGACGGTGTCGGCGAACGCGACCTCGGGCTTTCCAGCGCGGGCCGCAGCGGCGATGTCTGCCAGTTCGGCTGTCACCGCCGGTTTCGTCCCGCCTTCCTTGCGCGCGATCTGCGGACCGCCGCGCCAGGCATAGACGTAGTGGACGACCGGCTTTCCCTTCGGTCGCTTGGTGACGATGTGCAGGCCAGCGGGCATGGTCATTTCTCCCGCCTCCCAGCTTTCCACGCATCATAGGCGCTGTCCATCGCCGGGGCGGCGGGCAGGGCGGGGATTTCCAGCTCGAACTGCTGCGCGATGAGTCGGTCGAGCTGAGCCTTGGCCCAGAACACGTTTGCCCCCTCCCGGCGGCTGTACGCGGCATAGCGCGCGGTGAAGGTGTTCTGCGAAACGCCCATGTATGCGGCCGCCACCGGTGCGGTCATCCGCGCCGGCCAGTCTGGCAGCTTGTCGAGGCGTTCCAGGGCGCCCATCGCTTAGCGACAATCCCCCATCCGATAGTCCCGCCAGAAACTTTCCCAGCGCCAGCCAGCGCCCGCCGCGATTACAGCACACGACAAGCTGCGCCGATCCGGTAGCCAGCAGCGGGCAACAACGCGATCCCAGGACTTGTCGACCCGCGTGCAGGTCAGTTGCTTGCCCAGTGTCAGCCGCTCGGTAACGCGCTGGGCGGCGCGGGCACGGCGGTTGTCGCAGACATAGCCGGGGCGACCTTCGCGGCACGGCGCGGCATCTTCGAAGTCGAGCGACTGCACCCCGGCGATGCGGATCTTGAACCCCTCGCGGCAGTGGAGCGGGCCGTCGCCGTCGTGAACCTTCACGACTGTGCACGTGAAGGTCTGACCTGTCGTGACCTGGGCGAGAGCGAGGAAGGTGGCGGTGATCATTTGCGAACCTTGCACTGGCTGCCTAGGTTGAGCACCATAGTACCCGAAACGAATTCGCGAGCGCGAGCATGCTTCTGCCTCTGGAAAAACCCGCGACACTCTTCTTGGAAGGAACGCTCCTTTCGGGAGAACCAAGCCCACGCTATGCCGGGACCCTTGCGAAGGTCCTTGAAGAATGTCGAACTGGCCCCAAGCCAACGCCGGACTTTGTAGTGATTGAAATGGAAGACGGGTCGCTCCATTTCAGGGGTGCGCAGATTGATGAGATTCTGTCTGATCCGTTCGTTTGGAAGAAAGTAAAAAGCGCGGCGCGAGACGAACCCGTCCAGGCCGCACGCATTCTCAAGTACCAGCGGGTGAAGCAGCGCTACCGCTGACCTGTTACCCACGACGCAGAACCTCCGCCTCAATAGCCCGGTCCACGTCCGCACCGATGCCGATCGCGGCAAAGGTCCGGCCATTGGGCAGGCGTAATTCGGTCAGGCCCGGGCTGCGTTCGCTGGGGCGGATGCGGCGATAGCCGTCGCGGTCGTAGGTCCGGCTCACCCGAACACCCTCCGCCCATCGAACCGCCCGCGAGCGTCACGATGCGCCTTGCTGGTCGCAGGCCGGTTCTCGTTGACCGAGCGGTGCCGCGCGATCTGCACGGGCCACTCCCGATGCTCAAACGTCGCGCCGCCGGCACCAGCGATCGTCCGCATGATGCAGGGGCCGTTTTCGGTGGAGAGGATTGCGGTCATCGTACCTCCTTCCGCGCCTCGCTGGCGCGATGCTCAAGTTTCGCCATTGCCATGAGGACCGGCTTCACTTCTGGTTCTGCTGCGTCGAAGGCGAGACGGCGCTTGTGGCGACCGCCGTTGAGGCGAGCCAGGACGCCGCGCGGGATCGGCTCCCAATTCGACGGGTCGGTATTCAGCTTGTTGCCGTCGAGGCATTTCAGCGCGTGACCATCGGGAATCGGCCCATTCGCAGCTTCCCATTCGATGCGCTGCACCAATTGCCACCGGTCCTTGAAGGGGCGGTCGTCATTGACCTTGCGCTCCAGGTACCCGTCGTCGGTCAGCCGTTCGTAGCCGATCGGCTTGTAATGCTTCTGCGCGATGCCCGTGCGCTCGCCCTTCTTGAACTGGGTGCGGCGCGCGTTCGGGTGCCGACCACCCGTTCCCGGCGAGCATGGCTTGCCCTTGTTCCAGCTGGTCTGGCCCTTGGTGAAGCAGCCGGTGCGCCCGGTGCGCCATCCCTTGCGCTTGCGGAGGGAGTGGAGGTTCATGGGCGAGACGTCATCGCGACCGAAGTGCGCCACGAACGCGGCGTGATAGTCGAAGATGACCATCAGCCGGTTTGCCTCCAGCCAAGCAAGCTCCTCGGCGCTGTACGGGATGGCGCGGCCCTTCATTCGGACTTCCCCAGCGCAGGCAGCATCGGGATGAAGCGGTCGCCGTGGTTGGCGATGATCGTCGCGGCTTTGAGCTGGAGGTCGGCGTTGCGCACGATCTGCTCGGCCACCGCCACGATAGCGTCGGTCCGCTGTGCCTCCTGCTCGATCTGCTCCGGGGTCAAGCCTTCCTCGCCCAGCCGCTCAAGCTGCGCGAACAGGTGATTGTTCAGATCGGACAGCTTGTTCTTCATCTTTCAAATCCTGTCGCCCAGCGCCGGCCTCGACGGCGCGTGGGCAGTGGCGGTTCGCTGCAGGGGGCGTGGCAGCGCGAGGCACCTCGGGGGTCAGGCGGCGGCGACCAAATCCTGTTCGGATTCGTAGCGAACGCCGCAGAACGGGCAGAAAGTGTGCGCCGCGATGCGAGGCATCGTACGCCGGTTCTCAGCCCGACCGGTCGACTTGCGATTGATTGCGGTGACCGTCACCGCATCCATCCGCCGCAAGTCTCGGCTGATGCGGATCGACGTGTCGAGTTCCTGCTCCGGCGCGAGCTTGGCGTTGAATTCGGAGATGCAGTCGCACGCCATGGCTATGCGGCCTCCGCCGTCTCAGCCGGCACCGCAAACTCCGGCAGCCCTTCACGCGCGCACCGGGCCATCTTCCGGCCGATCCCGGCGCAACCCGGCGTCACCATGGCGTTGATCTCGCGCAGCTTGTCGTGCGCGGCGTCGCGCTCGGTGAGGAGTTCGGAGGCGAGGCGGCCCGACTTCACGGCGCGGTTCTTCTCGGCTTCTGCGCGCTGCGTCGCCGCGTCACGGGCGGCCCGGGCATTGTCACGCTCGATGCGCATCTGCAGGGCCGCGTTCTCGGCTGCGCGCAGCTTGGCGGTGGTGGTCAGTCCGAACATGTTCAGTCCTCCTGCTGGGTGGCGGGTTCATCGCCGGGGAATTGATCGCCGTGGTCGGAATCAGCGCGGCCAAACGGGATGTCGTCGGACAGGTCCGCGACCTCGTCGGCGGCGCGGCACAGCGCCTGGATTTCATCCATGATGGGGCGGACGACGGGGCGCGCAGCCTTGCCCTCATCGCTGTTCCACCAGTCGGTGAACGTCGTGGTGCCGCCGCGCGCCTTCTCGCGGGCGAGGTCCATCGTTTCCTTCTGCTTCTGCGCACCGCCTTGGCCCTTGGCCCAGTCCGCCATCGCAACGCCGGTCGCCTCGCTCATCGGGCGACGCGGGTCGAATAGCGACTTGAACTGATCGGCGACTTTGATCTGATAGACCGGGCAGCCCGGCGCCGACGGGTCGAGGATGACCATCGCGGTCATCTCGAACATCAGGTCGCCATCGCTCGCAGGATCCCACGGCACGTCCTCGCGCCGCGTCTTGGTCTTCCGCGCGTTCTTGGCCTTGTCGCCGAACCCCTGCTGCATCACCGGCTTGGCGCGGGTGCAGATGATGACGTTGGTCTTGGCGCGAACGATGCGGTCGATCAGGCGGCGGTAGCGCGGCTTGACCTCGGCCCATGCCAGCTGGCTGAACTTCGCAGGGTCGACCTCATAGCGGCCGTTCGCGCGGGCCTGCGCCTGCTGAACCAACCGGTCGAGCACCTGGGCGTGGAGGTCGAGGACGCCGCCGACACCTTCCCAGGCATGGCTGAAGCTATCCATGATCAGCACAGGAAGCTCAGCAGCCTCCGCGGCGTCGATCACCTCGATCCAGCGCTCCGGGCCGAAGCCGACCAGCTCGCCGGCCTCGTTGATGGCGGTGAAGTCGAAGTGCGCCATTTCCGGGAACGCCGCCTTGTAGTGGAGGGCGCGCTTATTCTCGGTGTCGACGTACCCGATCGGCGCGCCCTTCCGGCCCGTGATGGCCTCGGCGATGCCGCGCCCGACCCGCAGGGCCGTGAAGGTCTTGCCGGTGCCGGAACCGCCGGAGATGCCCAGCGCGATCGTCAGTGGGTCGTGGATTTCGGCCACGGGGACAAAGCGGATCGACATTACATTTCCTCCTGAAATTCGCGCTCGATAAGCCACCCAGGCGCATCGACTTCGTGGATGCCGGCGGGGTAGCCGGGCCAGTTGTTGCTGGTGACGCACTCCGCCCAGATGCGGCGCGCTCGGGCCGCGCGGGTCTGGCCGACGTCACGGAACGAGCCGGAAAGGCGGATCAGCGTGACCTCGTTCGGCTCCGGCTTCTCTTGGAAGATGAAGACGAACTGACGCTCTTCGCCGGTCGCAGCCTTCCAGACGGTCAAGTAGTGCTCGGCCTGGACGTCGTAGCCGTAATTGAGGATCGCCTTCAGGCATGCCTCGGGCCGTGCATCCTCGCAGGTCTTGTAGTCGTAGATCGGAAGCGTGGGATCAGCGGGGACGTTGTCGAACATCGCCCGGCACCAGGCTCCATCGATTTCAGCGAAGGCCGAGATCTCCGACCGTTCCGGATCGAGGGTGATACCGTACCCGGCGAGGCGCGCACGGGCGATGTCCCGCATCCGCTCCACCTGCGCGACCTCGTCTTCCTTGATCGGGGTGAGACCGCGCGCCCGGGCATCAGCGATGAATGCCTTGGCCGCCGTTGTGCTGGCAGCTCCGTTCGACGCGAGGACATCCGCCGGGATGGCGACATAATCCTCGCCGCAGCCGAGCACGGCGCGGTGCGCTGCAGTACCGATGTCGAAAGTCTTGCGCTCGACCGACACATAGTTGGGGTTGAGGCGGCGGCTGGCATGCCAGGCATGCAGCGGCGACTTTGCAGTGATCAGCTTGGCCAGGGTCGCCGACAGGCTGGGCAGGGGCGCCGGGTCGGCGTGATAATCGCCAGCTGGGAGCCGGTGGATGCCTGACTTGACGTACGGACTGCTCGGCTGCGACGGTGCCGGGGCAGGCGCGTCGTCGGCGGCGGGTTCGCGATAGTCGAGGTCGAAGGGGTTTTCGGTCATGGTCAGAACTCCAGCTTCACCGCCGGCACTTCCCCGGCGATGATGGCCATCACGATCTTGCGGGCGGTCTCTTCGTCAGCGCCGCAGGACATGATCGCCTGCTTGGCCTTCGACTTGACTGCAGTGCGGTGCGCCTGATCAGCCTCCCGCGCGGCCTGCTCGTCGGCGAGACGCTGCGCCTCGGCCTGACGCGCAGCCTCTGCGGCGGCGATGCGGTCGCGCTCGGCCTGGGCGGCGCGCTCGGCTTCCTCGGCACGGCGACGTTCGGCGGCGAGCTGCTCGGCGTGTTCGCGCTCGACCCGCTGGCGCTCCGCTTCGGCAGCTTCCTCCCGGGCGCGCTCGATCCGTTCCGCCTCGGCCTTTTCCGCAGCGACACGGCGCTCCTCGGCGAGACGGGCTTCCTCGGCTTCACGCGCGGCGCGCTCTTCCTCGGCGCGGCGTTCGGCCTCGACACGCTCCCGCTCCGCCGCTTCCTCGCGCTCCCGGGCCTCGCGCGCTTCATTCTCGGCGCGCAGCCGTTCCAACTCCGCGCGGTCAGCCTCTTCCTTTTCGAGCCGGGCCAGCGCCGTCTTGAGCGTCGCCACGGCATGCTCCTTGGCCTGCTGCGCCTCTGGCAGAAGGTCGCGGAACTGCTCTTCGTCGAGCGCGATCTGCCAGATGCCCGCACCACGGGCGCGGACAGTCGCGGCGGTGTCGTCGAGCGTCACGACCGCATCGGCCTTGAACCCGTCGATGATCTCGCGGCACCGGTTCACGCGTGCGGTCTCAGCCTCTTCCCATTCGGTCAGCGGCTTGCGGGCCTCGATCGCCAGCTGTTCGAGCCGGTCGTTGATCTCTTTCCCGGCGTCGTTGGCGTGGGCGACCATGTCGCGCCATTCCTTCGTCAGACGGAGACGGGCCTTGTCGATCGCGGCTTTCTCGCGGCGGACCTCTGCAGCGAACGAACGCAGGGCATCGCGGCCCTTCGTTGTCGTGACGTCGGCGTCGATCGGAGCCTTGGCGGCGAGCTTCTCGTACCACGCGTCGAACTTGACGCGGTCGAGCAGGACGATGCCGGGCTCGTTGGCGACGGCGACGACGATATCGGTGCCCGGTGCGGGCGCGAGGTCGAGTTGAGCGGCGGTGGCCATTACGCTGCCTCCGCCATGCTGCGCGTTGCGAGCGCGTCTGAAACCTGATTCGCGATCGCCCCCAGCCGGTCATCATCATCGCGGGTATGGATCCCAGCGAGCCGCTGTCCGGTCACGGCGCAGATCACGTCATGCGCCATGCACCGGAAGTCGCCATGGAGATGGCCGTGCCATGCCTCAAGCGAGCTGGCGAAGACGTCGTCGAACGCGTCCCACTGCTCCCGGGTGATCACATAGCAGTGCTCGCGCTGGACGACCTTAAGGGTCGTGCCGCGGATCAGCTCGAGGATGTCGAGGACGGGGTCAGCGAGGTACCATGGGGTGGGCTGTGCCACGATGTTGCTCCCTTGCCGCGGGGTGCGGCGTTGGGAGACTTATGTGCTATGAAATGTAGCGTGTCAACACGAAATGTAGCGCCATAGCGCTATGTGTCGGTCCAGTCCTCGTCCGGCTGCCATTCCGGGTCGGGGTCGACGAAATCGGATTGCTCAACATCGGGCCTCGTCCGGGGCTCTGGCAGCACCGGATCGGCACCATCGAAAGCGACGCGGATCAGCGCGCCCCAGCTCGTCGGTTCCTGGAACACGGCGCTGATCTCGCGCCCGTTTACGATCATGCCGCCGATCCATGGCGCGCGCTCTGCGGTGAGATAGCCGATCTGGATGCCGCGGCTGTCGAAGACGGCGACCGCGTTTTCGTCGGCCTGATTCTTGGGCTCGCGGCGCAGTTCGATCGGGTCGCCGGGGCGGCACAAGCTGATGCCGAAGCGCCGGGTTGGGCCTTTCGGATTGGGGTGATCGGCGCCGACGACGGCGAGGGAGAGGGCGGGGCGGGGCATCGCTTAGAATGCGCGCTCCGGCACCTTTGCGACTTCGCATTTTCCGCTTCGACCGGAGCCGATATCCTTCAGCGCCAGCGTAAAGGACAGGTCGACCCGGTCGATTCGATATGAGGCCAAGCTGTCGGCGAAAAGGACGTCACCGGGCCGGAACACGGCGGCGTAGCGCTTGCGGAACCCGGTTGAGCGGACGAACGTCGTCACCGACCCGGACGCCTCGTCTGCAGTGACGTCCATCATGGTTCGCGCGCCGCTGGGCTGGTCGAGGTAACAGGTCAAATTTACCGGGGCAGTTTGCGCCGCTTCCTGAGGCGCGGGCGCGACGAGCGCGACAGCGATCAACAGGCTCAAGTCCGCTTCCCCACAAACACCACCCGCGCCACGATGTTCACAAAGTCGATTGGCTCCTCGTCCGCCGGCACGGATGGATTGTCGGACAGGATCTGGAACCGGTCGCCCTTGACGCGCAGGCGCTTGATCGCGCCGACATCGCCGACCGTGAATGCCCAGAGCGCGTCCTGCTCCTGCACCTTGCGCTGCGACCGATCGAGCAGGACGAGATCGCCGTCATGGATGGTCGGTGCCATCGAATCGCCGCGGCCGCGCGACCAGGTCAGGAAGGCGGGCGGCGACGACGTGATGGTCTCCACCCATATCTTCGGAAACTGCAGCACCTCGATCTCGACCGGACCATCGGTGAAGGTCGCGCCCAGCCCGAAGGAGAGGTCGATGTGCTGAATGCCGACCATGGGGAGGTCGAAGTCTTCGGCGGATTCGGTCACTGGTGGTGTGCCGGTTGGTTCGGGTCCGCCCTCGAGTAGCCACTCCGCCGATACGCCCAGCTTGCGCGCGAACTTGGCAGCGAGTTTGCCGAACCCGTTCTGGCCATTCTCATAAGCCCGATAGGTCGTCGGATTGACACCGACCACCTTCGCGAAGGCCGCCTTGTCGGAATAGCCGGCGCGCTCACGCGCCCAGGTCAGGCGCTCATGCGGCGAATCAAGATCAGCGGACATTTCTGACCCGTCGCATGCTATCGCGCTACAAATCATGTTGCCACGTAGCGCTACGTTTGATAGCGTGGCTGCGCTATGGATCATCATGCCATCATCAAAGAGCTCGGAGGGCCACACGCCCTCGGCGCCGCGCTTCGGGACAAGGGAATCGTCGTCGCTGACGTGACGGTTCGTTCCTGGCTCCTCGAAGGTCGTTCCATCCCCGCGAAGTACTGGGCGCATATCGCGTCGGTTGGCGAGGATGCCGGAGTCGAGGTCTCATACGAGCGGCTTGCGGCTGCGGCTGCCGCCCCATCCAGCGCGGAGGCAGCATGACCCCGCCGATCAACACCCGCCGCGTCATGGCGCGCCGTCATCACGGCTGGGAAGGGGCCAGCACTGGCCTGCTCGCCCGCATCTTCGGCGTCTCGGTCCAGCAGGCCACCGCGATCGTCGCACAGCGCTGTGCCAGCTGCGGCAAGTCGATCTGCGGCTGTTCCGACGCGGCTTGGTCCGGTCCGCGCGTCGCGACCGTCGTCATTGACGATTCCGAACCGGGCTCCTGGGACCGGTTCTTTCGTCAGCGCGATGGCGAGCAATCTCCTCATGCTCTGGGGAATATCTGATGCCCACTCCGCAAATCCACGGCAAGCGCCGGACTTTTTCCGCGTCAGCAGCGGTTGAGACGCAGGCGGCGACCCTTCTCAAGATCAAGGACGAGGAGCGCCTGACCTATGAGGACCTCGGCCGCTATCTCGGCGGCAAGTCCGACGATCGCGCCGCAGCCTATGCTCCGAAGCCTGACAGCGAGCGGCCGATTTCCGCGATCGACATGCTCACCTTCCTCGCCGCATGCGAGACCTGGGGTGGCCGGTTCGCGGATCCGCTCCTGGCCCTTGTCGGTGGTCGCTGGGCCGATGCCGGCGATGTCTGCACCTCCGACCCCGGTGCGCTGACGCTGGCGACGCTGCTGCCCGCCATCATCGAAATCGAGCGCGACGGTGTCACGACCGCCGACGAGCTCAGCCCGCACGAAGAGCTGATCCGCCGCGTACACAGCATGACGGCGGTCTGGCTCGATATGATCGCGCGGAAGGCGGGGCAGGCGCGGTGAGCCAGAACCGTTCAACGGCGGTGATGCAGCGCCGCGTCGAGGCGCACGACAGCCTCGACGACTTTCCGACGCCGCCTTGGGCGACGCGCGCGCTGTGCGAGTTTCTTGCCGCGCGGTGGTCGCTGACGGACCAGGTTTGCCGCGAACCAGCGGCGAATCGCGGCCATATGGTTGCTCCGCTCAGCGAGTATTTTGCCAGCGTCGAGGCGAGCGACGTTCATGATTACGGCGTCGGACTTCCGCAGCTCGACTATCTGTTCGGCGCCGCGCCGAGCGAGGTCGATTGGACGATCACGAACCCGCCTTTCCGGCTGGCTGAGCAGTTTATCGAGCGCGCTTGCGCCACCAGTCGCATCGGCGTGGCCATGATCGTCCGCGCCGCCTTTCTCGAAGGGCAGGGCCGATTCGAGCGCCTGTTCAGCAAGAACGCGCCCGCTCACGTCCTGCAATTCACTGAGCGCGTCGTCATGCACAAGGGGCGGCTTGCGCCAGAGGGCTCGACCGCGACGGCATATGCCTGGCTGATCTGGACGACGCATCTGCCAGCGCTGCCATTCACCTCGCTGCATTGGATCGCACCATGTCGGAAGAGCCTCGAGCGCGCGTCCGATTATCCGGCGGAGGCAGCAGCATGACCATTCTCGCCGAAATCGAGGCGTTCCTTACCGAGTCCGGCATGTCCCCGACCATGTTCGGCAAGCGCGCGAAAGATAATGCCGCGCTCGTCTTTCATCTCCGCGCCGGTCGCGGGGTACTCCCGAAGACTGAAACCATCTTGCGCGACTTCATGGCGGCGGAGCGCGAGAACCCGAGCCCGAAGGTCAAGCGCGGCCCCCGGGCTACCGCCTGCGGCTGCGGCGCTCCGGTGTCGCGGAAGTCGAAGCAATGCCGGTCCTGCGCGAATACCGCGGCCATGCTCAAGCTGCAGCGTCCGATGCCGGACGACTTCCGGGAAGTTGCGCCGGGTCTCACCATCAACCAGCTGCAGAAGCACTACGGCTGCGGGCCAGACGCGGTGAAGCGCTGGCGTCAGGAGGCCGGTTTCGCGACTTCGGCACCCATCATTGCGCGTGGGCCGCGCCGATCGATGCCGGACAGCTTCGCGCTGGTCGCGCGCGGCATGACGATGAAGCAGCTGCGCGAACGGTTCGCTGCCAGTGAAGCACTTGTGCGCCGCTGGTGCGCAGAGGCCGGTGTCGAACCGCGCCGCGCCGGATACGTCCACTTCCGCCAAGCTCAACCCCGCCCGCTACCCGACGCCCGCGACAACGGCCGCGCCGGAATGGCGGCTCAATACCTGCAGAAATTCGGCTCCGTGGTCCGCTGTGATGCCGAGGGGCGGATCGACCCGCGTGGCACGCACTGGCTGCGCGGTGGCCGCTACGTGCTGACCGATGACGAGATCATGGACCGCGCGACCCGACTGGATTGGGCACCGGATGCGTGGCGGGAGGTCATCGCGGCGTGATGCAATTTCGGGGCGGGGGTCGGCGCGCACCTCGCCCGGAAGACGGGATGCGCGCCGGAGTATGCAAAATGGATCATAATACGGAAACGGGAGAAATCCTAGAGGAGCGAGCTGCAGACGGCGGCCGTCGCTACCCTGCAGCGTCCACGCTGTCCGACCTGCTGCTGATGCTCAAGGACGGCCAGTTCAATGCCGATAGCAGCGAGCCGCTTCGCGAATTCGCGACGAAGCTCGAAGCGGTCGGGGTCGATACCGGCAAGAAGGCCCGGGGCAAGATCACGCTGACCATTGACGTCGAATTCGACGCGGACCGCGAGTTCTCCGTCCTGACCCCGTCGCTCGCCTTCAAGCTGCCCGTCGAGAAGCATGGCGCCACGGTCGCGTGGTTCACCAGCGATGGACGGCTCAGCCCGAACAAGCCGAACCAGGGCAACCTCTTCGGCACGATCCGCGAAATCACCACCGAACCGCGCTCCGTGCGCGGCTGACCCGAGGAACCTGTCATGTCCGATTCGATTGCAGACCGCACCGGCGAGTTGATGGAGACGGCGTTCGACGTCGCCGAAAAGCACCTGCGCGCCGAAGTTGTCACCGTCACCGACCCGCGCGACAATACCGCCGCCCCGTTCGTGCTCACGAATGGCGCGGCCACGCCGATCGCGGCGTCGCTGTTTGATGCCTTCCGTGACCATCCGCTTCACCGCACCGGAACGGCGGCGCTCACCCAGCTGCCGTCTTTCATCGCGCTGGTGAACCGGTTCAAGTTTGAGCATTCCGCGATCTTCGCCAACGACGACTTCACCAAGCCGTCGCTCACCGCGATCTTCGATTACCACCCTGACAACGGCGTCCCGCATGACGAACCGACGCAGGCAATGCGCCACCAGGCCCAATACGCATTCCCGCTCTCGAAGGAGTGGCAGGCGTGGATTAGCGGCAACGCGAAGCAGATGGGCATGGGCGATTTCGCCCGCTTCATCGAAGACCATATCGTCGATGTCTCAGCCGATCCGGTCGAACTGTTCGCTTCCGCCTCGCAGGAATTCGTCAAGGCCAACCGCGGCACGATTGCGACGCCGTCGAAGCTGGTCGAAATCTCGCGCGGCCTGCAGATCTATGAGCGCGCCGTCATCAAGGAAGCGAAGAACCTCTCGACCGGCGAGGCGCAGTTCACCTTCGACAGCGAGCATACCGACGGCGACGGCAAGCCGCTGACCCTCCCGACCATGTTCTCGATCACCATCCCGGTGTTTGCGCGGTCGAGTGATGTGTTCCGCCTGATCGCGCGGTTCCGCTATCGCAAGACCGGCGAGGGGCTGGTGTTCTGGTATGAGCTCTGGCGTCCCGACCTAACGTTCGAAATTGCGTTCAACGAAGCGCTCGACAAGGTCGCCGCCGAGACCGGCCTGCCCATCTATGCGGGTTCGCCCGAGAAGGTCGGGGGCTGATCGTGGCCGGCCGCGCACATAACCGTTCCGGCATGTCGCGCGGCCGCGCCGCAGATGACGGCGGCACAACACAAGACGCAGCTGATCAGCCTGCTGTATTCGTGCCGGCCGCACATGCTCGACCGCTACACGGCGGAGGAGCTGCATCGCACGCATTCGAAGATGTCGCTGCGCGAGGTCGAGTACGAGCTGACCATCGCGAGGCAGAAGCGGGCGGGGGAGGCGCGGGATCGATGAACGCGCCGTCCTTCTTCCGCGACCTCGAAGCGCCGCTGCTGGAATCGCCGGTTTTCCCGGTCGAAGCCCCCGATGGCGATCGGACCCGCCCGGAAATCGCGCGCCAGGTCACCCTGTTCAGCACAATGCGGATCGTCGCGCCGACCGTGTTTGGGTTCGCGATTCCCAACGCGGGCAAGCGCAACCCGGTGCAGGCGAAGAAGGAGGGAATCGTCGGCGGTGCTTTCGATACGGAATGGCATTGGGACGGCGGGCAGGCATGGATCGAGCTCAAGGGTTATGATGCCCGCGGTCGCGCCGGGACGCTGAGCCAGTCGCAGATCGACTGGGGCAACCGGATGCATCGCCTGGGCAAGTCGGTGGCGTGTTTCTTCGATCCGCTAGCAGCGGTGCATTGGCTGGCGTCGCTTGGCGCGCCTGTGCGGTTGAGGGCTGGACTGTGAGCTGGTCTCCGCAACAGGATGCCGCAATCGCCGCGGTCAAGGCATGGCTCGCCGACAAGGCCGCGCCGCAGGTCTTCCGCTTGTTCGGCTATGCCGGGACAGGCAAGACGACGCTCGCCAAGGAATTGGCATCGACCGTCAAAGGAACGGTCCTCTATGCGACGTTCACCGGCAAGGCGTCGCTCGTCCTGCGGAAGAAGGGGTGCGACGGCGCATCGACCATCCATTCGCTGATCTACAAGGTCGAGGTCAATCAGCGCACCGGCGAGGCTACGTTCAACCTCAACTATGAGAGCGATTTGGCCGACGCCGCGCTGCTGATCGTCGACGAGGTGTCGATGGTCGGCGAGGAGCTGGCGCGCGACCTGCTCAGCTTCAAGAAGCGCATCCTCGTGCTCGGCGACCCGGCCCAGTTGCCGCCCGTCAAGGACGAAGGCTTCTTCATCAATTCCGCGCCGGACATCATGCTGACCGAGGTGCATCGCCAGGCGCGCGACAATCCCATCATCCGGATGAGCATGGAGATCCGCGAAGGACGCCAGCTGCAGCCCGGCACCTATGGCGATAGCCGGGTCATCGGAACACGCGACGTATCGCAGGAAGAGATGCGCGAGCTTGTGCTTGGTGCTGACCAGTTGCTGTGCGGCCTCAACCGTACCCGCACATCGTACAACCGGCGCATCCGCGCGCTGAAAGGTCTCGTCGGTGCAACCGAACCGTGGCACCCGACCGCCGGCGATCGGCTGATCTGCCTCAAGAACAGGCGCGAAAAGCAGCTGTTCAACGGCGCCATCTTCCATGCCGACAGCGTCAGCGACAAGATCCGCAGTTTCAGCATCGAGGCGACTGCGCTCGACGAGGCGCGCGACCCGCTGACGCTCGAAGTCGCCGAGGAATGCTTCAATGGCACCGAGCACACGCTGGACTGGCGCGAACGCCGGAAGTTCGACGAGTTCACCTATGGCTGGGCCATCACCTGCCACAAATCGCAGGGCAGCCAGTGGGATAACGTCATCGTCTTCGACGAGAGCGGTTCGTTCCGCGAATCCCGGTCGAACTGGCTGTATACCGCGGTCACCCGCGCGGCCGAGCGCGTCACGGTGGTTGTATGAACGCCCCGGCCCGGATCCGTCCCGACGTGCGCGCAGCAGAGGCGGCCTATCGCGCATCCGTCACATTGCACTGCCCCAACGAGGACGAGCTGACCCTCGATAACCGCGTCGCGCTCGCGGCACTGCGCGATCAGGCCAGCGCCGGGTTGCGCCGCTGCAGCCCGGAGACCGCGCCCATCCTCGCTGAGATTTCCCGCATCGCGACACATGCGGTCTTCGCGCCGATGCCGCCGGGACAGGTGCATCTGACCCGGTTCGCGCTGTCGAACTTGATGGAGGGTGCGCGCATCCTCGAGCGCGCAGTGAACTGGTCGGGCCGTGGAGATGGATGAAGTGAACGACCCCGACGACATCAACGCCTACCTCGACAGTATCCCTCGCGAGGACGGGCCTCCTGAGACGCTGCGCGACAATGTCCTGCCATTCCGGAAGGAAGAGGCGCATTCCGTCGCGGGCGGCAAGGATCTGCCCCTGATCACGCTTGAGGCCGGTGAGCTGCACAATCTCGCCACCGCAGCGGAATCGGCGCTGATCCAGGCGCAGACCCCGTTCTTTGTCCGGGGCGAGCGCCTGGTCCGCCCCGTGGTCGACGACATGCCGGCGGCGCGCGGTCGCAGGACCAAGGTTGCCCGCCTGACCGACGTTACCGGCCCGGTGATGATCGACCGGCTGTCGCGGTCGGCGCGCTGGATCAAGTGGAACGCCCGCAAGAAGGGCTATGTCCGCACCGATCCACCCAGCGATATCGCGTCGATCGTGCTGGCCCGTGACGGCGAATGGCGGATGCGCAAGCTGTCCGGTGTCATTACGACCCCGACCCTGCGTCCCGACGGCACCATCCTGTCGAAGGGCGGTTACGATGCAGCAACCCAGCTGCTCCTGCTCGAGCCGCCCGCATTGCCCCGGATGCCGGCGGCGCCGACCCGCGAAGACGCGCTTGCCGCGCTCGACATGCTCGACGGCCTGCTCAACGAGTTTCCGTTCGTCGACGACGCCAGTCGGTCCGTTGCGCTGTCCGCGCTGATCACCCCGGTTGTTCGCGGTGCCGTCACCACTGCCCCGATGCACGCCACATCCGCTCCCGTGCCGGGCTCGGGCAAGAGCTACATCATCGACCTTGCCTCCGCCATCAACAGCGGGGAGCGGGCGCCGGTGCTGAGTGCTGGCCGGACCGAGGAGGAAACCGAAAAGCGCCTCGTCGCGGCCCTTCTCTCGGCCCAGACCATCATCTCGATCGATAACGTCAACGGGACGCTTGGCGGCGACTTCCTGTGCCAGATGATCGAGCGGCCCGTCGTCGCGGTGCGTCCCCTGGGCCAATCCGTCTTCGCCAAGGTCGAAAGCCGTGCGACATGCTTCGCCACGGGCAACAATATCCAGCTCGTCGGTGATATGACCCGCCGCGTCATCCTGTGCTCGCTCGACCCCGACATGGAGCGGCCAGAGCTGCGCAACTTCGCACATAACCCGTTCGAAGAAGTCCTCGCCGATCGCGGCAAGTATGTCGCCGCGGCGCTGGTCGTGGTGCGCGCCTATGTCGTAGCGGGCTATCCCGGCGAGCTTCCGGCGCTGGCCTCGTTCGAGGACTGGAGCCGCATGGTCCGGTCGGCGCTGGTCTGGCTCGGTCGAGCCGATCCCTGCGAGACCATGAACAAGGCGCGCGCCGAGGATCCGATAACGACGCAGATCAAGAACCTGGTCACGTCTTGGCACGCAGCGGTTCAGTGCTCGAGCAAGACGACGGCGCAGATCAAGGAGGTAGCAGCGGAGCAGAACACGTTCGGCAGCCTGCTCCATCCTCTTCTGCGCGAAGCGCTGGTTGAGGTCGCAGACGATGGGCGCGGCGGCATCAATACAAAGAAGCTCGGACACTACCTCAAGCGGATCGAGGGGCGGATTGTTGCCGGTCTCAAGCTCGTTTCGGAGGAAGACAGCCACCTCGGACAGAAGGTTTGGAAGGCGGTGAAGGGATGATTTTGCGTCGAAACAGCCAGGATTCGATCATTCTGCGGGATTGTGAGGCCGGAAACCAGCAACATTCCCGCAAAGCGGATTGTGATTTTTCAGACACTTACGGCATAGTTGCGGGATTGTGCGGGATTGTGAGACCTTTTTCCAACTCGCACCCGGGAAAAATGCACAGTGCATTTTCACGAGAAGCGGCTGAAAAGAACCCGCACATTCCCGCACATACCCGCAGCATGGAGTTGGCGGTATGACGGGCGTCGATCCTCAATCGCAGCCATGGCACCCGATCGCCTCAATCCCGGCCGAGCGTCGGGACGCGTCGGAAGTGCCGCTCTGGGCTGGGCGTCTCATCATCGGGACCTGGTGCGATGGCTGGTGCGACCCGGTTGGGCGTCCCATCGCTGGGGTCACGCACTATGCCGAGATCGTGGGGCCGCGGTCATGACCGACATCAGCGACCACGCCGTGCTGCGCTTCCTCGAGCGCGTGAAGGGCGTCGGCATCGAGGCCGTCCGTGCCGAGATGCAAACCCCGGCGCTCGCGGTTGCGGATGAGTTTGGGGCGCCGGTTCTGATCGGGCGGAACGGTGAGCGCCTCGTAATCCGGGGTGGGGTTGTGGTGACGGTGCTGGCCAAGGGGCATCCGCCGCATCGGAGGAAGCGGGCATGACGCCGAAGCAGGAACGGTTCGTCGAGGAATATCTGGTCGACCTGAACGCCACTCAGGCGGCGATTAGAGCGGGGTATAGCGCAGACACGGCGCACGCGATTGGGCACGAGAACCTTAGCAAACCTGAAATCGCGGCTGCCATCGCCGACGCGCGCAAGCGGCTGACCGAAAGGACGGAGATCAGCCAGGAGAAGGTGCTGGAGCGTTGGTGGGCAATCGCGACCGCCGATGCCAACGACCTTGTCCAGTTCCGTCGCACCTGCTGTCGCAACTGTCACGGCATCGGCCATGCCTATCAGTGGCGGGACCCGGAGGAGTTTGCCGAGGCTCTGCTCGAAGCGCGTAAGGCCGAGGCCAAGAATCTGCCAACCGATGATGGCGGCTACGGCTATGATCGCAAGGCAGATCCCCATCCGGATTGCCCGAAGTGCTTCGGCGAGGGCAGGGCCGACATTCACGGCCTCGACACGCGCAAACTAACTGGCTCAGCTCGCCTGCTGTACGCCGGCGCCAAAGTCACGCGCGACGGGTTCGAGATCAAGATGCACGACCAGGCCAAGGCACTGGAAAACGTCGCGCGTCATCTAGGCATGTTCAAGGAGCTGCACGAACACACCGGCAAAGGCGGCGGCCCCATCCAAACCGCCGACGTGACCACCGCAACGCTCATCGAGGAGGCAAAGCGCCTTGGCATCGATCCTGCCACGCTCGGCCTCGAATGACGACCGGGCGGCGCGGATCAACCTGCTCGCCGCAGTCGTCGCGAAACGGAAGGCCGAAGCGCTCAAGCCGGAGGGCAAGCTGCTCGACTTTGCGCGCTGGTATTTCCCGGAGCGCGAGGGGATGGAGTTCATCGAAGGGCCGCATCATCGCGCGATCGGCGACACCCTTGACCGTGTCCTGAACGGTGAAATTACACGGCTCATCATCACACTGCCACCGGGCTACACGAAGACGGAGGCGGCGGTCGTCAACTTCATCGCGAAGGGGTTCCACCGCAACCCGAAGGCGCGGTTTATCCATGCCACTTTCTCGGACGACCTGGCACGCGAAAACAGCGACAAGATCCTGCAGTTGGTCGCGCTCCAAGGATATCAGGCAGTTCGAGAGGTTGCTGTGCGTGTGGACAGCAAGGCGAAGGACCGCTGGAAGACGACGGCGGGCGGCGGAATGCTGGCGAAGGCAGCGGGCGGGCCCATCACCGGCTTCCGCGCCGGCTACATGGACCGCACTGCGTTCACCGGCGCCCTAGTCATCGACGACCCGCTGAAGCCCGACGACGCATTCTCGCCGACGAAGCGCAAGACCGTGAACCAGCGCGCGACGAACACGTTCCGGTCGCGTCTTGCACATGATGGCGTGCCGATCATCGTCATCATGCAGCGGCTGCACAGCGACGACTTCGTCGGGCATCTACTCACCGGCGGGACTGGCGAAAAATGGCACCACCTTAACCTTCCAGTGCTGATCGATCGCAGCGCGGGCTATCCCGTCGAATGGACGCACGGAATCCCGATCGAACATGACCTGCCTGACGGGCCACTATGGACCGATAAGCACGATGCCGAAGAGATCGAGGTCCTCAAGGCAGACGCCTACACCTTCGCGAGCCAGTACATGCAGCGCCCGGTGTCCATCGAGGGCGCGTTGTTCGACATGGACGGCTTCCGGTGGTGGACCGAACTGCCGCCGATCGAGTGGTATTCGATCTATGCCGACACGGCGCAGAAGACCGGCGAGCGTAACGACTTCTCGGTTATCCAGCTATGGGGCAAGGCCGCTTCTGGAATCTATCTCGTCGACCAGATCCGGGGCAAATGGGAGGCACCTCAGCTCGACGATATGGCGCGCGCGTTCTGGGACAAGCACAAGGGCAAGCACGTTCGAGGCTTCAACGTCGAGGACAAGGCGTCGGGCACCGGCCTGATCCAGTCGCTTCGCAAGAAGGGCGTGCCGGTGATCGGAATCCCTCGCGACCGCGACAAATACACGCGCGGCCTCGATGCGGCGCCATGGATAGCTACCGGCATGGTGCACCTCCCCGCAAACATGGAAGGGGTGACCGTGCCGTTGCGAGCCGAGCTGCAGATGTTCGATGGACTTGGGACCGGGCACGATGACCAGGTCGACCCGCTGATGGATGCGATCGCCGAGATGTTGGCCGAGACGAACAAGAAGTCCGCCTTCTTCATCTAGCGCAATAATATTGCGCTCAAGACGTGCCGCGCGTAATGAAGTGGCATGGCGACGCACGGTTCTATCATCACGAACGCGGCTGGCTATATGCGCGACCGGCTTCAGCGCATGTTTCCGTGGGCGTACGGTGCCAGCGCGAAGCATGACTATGGCCGCGACTATGGCTGGCCCGAAGAGCTGTCGTTCCAGCACTTCTATCGGCTCTACACCCGCTCCGGCCTTGCCGCAGCTGCGGTCGACAAGACGATTGCCAAGACGTGGCAGACCATGCCGGCGCTGTGGGAATCGGACAAGCCGGGGGACAGTGCGGCTGAAAAGGCCATCGCCAAGCACTTCGCCAAGAAGAAGATCTGGCGCGGCCTCATGGATGCCGATCGCCGCAGCATGGTCGGCAACTTCGCGGCCGCCATCATCCTCTTGCGCGACGGCAAGCTGCTGTCCGAGCCGGTTGACCGGCTCAGCGGTGGTATCGGAGCGGTCGCAGGCATCATCCCGGCATGGGAAGGCCAGCTGACCGTCGCCGAATGGGACGAGCGCCAGGACAGCGAGACCTATGGCGAGCCGCTGTATTTCCAGTTCGACGAGCAAGCTGTTGGCGACCCGTCGACGGCGAAGAAGATGCAGGTCCGGATTCACCGCGACCGCGTCCTTATCTGGTCCGATGACGGCACTCTGAATTGTCGGTCAGCGCTGGAGCCCGGGTTCAACGACGTCAGCGACGCCGAGAAGATCAAGGGCGCCGGCGGCGAAGGGTTCTGGAAAACCGCGCGCGGTGCCCCGGTGGTCGAGATGCAGAAGGACGTCTCGCTGCAGGACCTGATCACCGGCATGGGTGCCAAGTCGGCCGACGACCTGCGCGACAAGCTGAACGAGAAGGCCGAGGATTTTCAGGCCGGTTTCGACAAGTTCCTGATGCTCGGCGGCTTCACAACGAAGCCGCTACAGATCACGTTGCCTCAGCCAAAGGAATTCTGGGAGCCCTGCGTCCAGTCCTTCGCGGCGTCGATGCAGATCCCGTTCAAGATCCTCGTCGGCAACATCACCGGCGAGCGCGCCAGCACCGAGGACAAGGCCGAATGGGCCGAGACCTGCATGTCGCGCCGCGACAACCGTGTGCTGCCCATCCTGCAGGAGTTCATCGACCGGCTCGTGATGTGGGGCGTGCTCGAGGCCAAGGATTGGACCATCGGCTGGACCTCGCTGCTCGAAGCGACCCCCGACGACAAGCTGGCCCGCGCCGAGAAGATGTCGACCATCAATTCGCGGTCCGGAAGCGAGCCCGTGTTCCTGCCCGACGAGATCAGGGAAGAGGCCGGTTACAAGCCCGGTGACGAGGTCGAGGGCTTTGCCGAGTTCCTTGCTGAGCGTGAGGCGCGCGCGCGGGAAATGGCTGAGGATGGGCCCACGCAGACCATTCCCGACGACGGAGAACCCGACCAATGACAGCAACCACGCTTACCGACGGCTCAGCAGTCACCGCAGGCCATCGCGCCATCATCGAGAGCGGCCCGCGCAAGGGGCAGCAGCAGGGCTATGTGGTCCTGTCCGAGGAAGAGCGGGCCAAGGGCTTTGTCCGTCCGGTGCGCCAGACCTACGTCCATCAGAAGTGCGGGGCGGTGACCACCATGGGCCGCGCCTTGGCCGAGACCTACGCCCGCGAACCGAGCTTCTACACCGGCACATTCTGTTGCGGCTGTGGCACGCACTTCCCGGTCGGCGCTGATGGCGAGTTCGTCTGGGACGGCACCGACGAGAAGGTCGGGACATGAAAGTTGGCATCGCAGTCGACAACTGGAAGCTGCCTGTGTTTCGCAAGCGGCTGACCGCCGCCGGTTACCAATACCAGGATGGTGGCGCGCTGACCGCTGATGCGACGCTGCTGACGGTGGAAACCGACGACACGCTCGGCCTGCAGAAGGTGGTCGAGCTCTGCCAAATCGAGTGCCGAAAGGGTGCGCCATGAGCAAGCAAGTCCGCGTCAACGTCCGCCACGCGATCGACAACAGCGCCATCCGCCGCGAACGACGCGATGGCCGCGACTATATCGTCGTGCCGAGCGCGACCATGCCCGACGGCATCGTGATGAACCGCATCCGGTACCCGGCGGACGAGATAGCGAAGGCGTTCGGCTCGCTGGAGAACACGCCGGCACCGCTGGGCCATCCGACCATCGAGGGCGCCTTCGTGTCGGCGAAAGACCCGGAAGGCCTGGCGCGCGGCTGGATCGGTGCCTGGAACCGCAACGTCCGCCGCGAGAACGGCCGGGTCTTCGTCGACAAGGTGATCGACGTCGCCACGGCCAACCAGCTCGACGGCGGCAAGGCGGTCCTCGCCGCGATCGAGAAGGGCGAGCCGATTCATTCCTCGACGGGTCTGTATGCCCTGCTGACGGCGGTGCAGAACGACGATGCCGTCGACTGGGAAGCCAGCGACATCGTGTTCGACCACGACGCCATCCTGATCGGTGAGGATGGCGCCGCCACCCCGGCACAGGGCGTCGGGCTGATGGTCAACGCCGCAGCCGCCCCCGATGGCGCCAAGATCGACGTCATCAACTGCACCCTTGCCGACGATATCGACCGCGACATCGGCTGGTCCATCGAAGGAATGTTGCGCGGGCTTGAAAGAAAAGAACGTTTTTCGTTGATCGAACGCATCAAAAAAACTATCACCGACATGTTTACGGGCGACCCGACGCTCGATGGCACCCCGGGCACCGCCCTGAACACAGACGAGGAAGCCATGGATAAGGCTCAGTTCGAAGCACTTTCGGGGGAGGTCGGCAAGCTGACCGAAGCCATGACCGGTCTCGACGACAAGATCGCTGCCGCAGTCGGCAACGCGCTCAAGCCGCTGACCGACCAGCTCGCCGCCCAGGCTGCAGCCGACAAGGCGAAGGCGGAGGCAGAACACAGCGCACTGGTGAACCAGGTCGTCGAAGCCGGGCTGCTCGACGAGGCAGTTGCCAAGGAGGCCGCCACCCCGGTGCTCAACGCGCTGCTCGAGAAGGGCAAGCCGCAGAATCCGGCGTTCCGCGTCAACGGCGCCTTCAAGCCCGGCACCGAGAAGGTGACCCACAAGCTGCCCGAGGGGGACTGATCCATGGCACGCTATTCCCGCATCCACCTCGGCCCGGCGCGTAAGAACGACCCGCAGGTTCGTGAAGCCGTCGCCGGTGCCGCGATTACGCCCGGTTGCCTCGTCGTCCTGTCGAGCGGCAAGTTCGTTCTTGCCGGCGCATCAACGATCGGCAAGGTCTGGCTCGCGCAGGAAAACTACCTCGCGCTTCAGAGCGTCGACACGGCGTACACGCAGGACGCCGATGTCGTTCTCGGGCTCGAGCTGCAGGACGACACGCATTACGCGGCCCGCGTCGCGAATGGCGTCAACATCACTGCGGTCGGCACGGCTCTGACCCCGGGGGCCAACGGAACCCTCGCCATCGCTTCGACCAGCGACCTGATCGTCGCCTATTCGGACGAGATCTACAACAACAACTCCGGCAGCTCGCAGCTTGTCCGCATCCGCCCGGCGGCGGGGGCGAGCTATCTGTCGGCGGCATCGTAAGGGGCAAGGCGAATGCGCTATTTCTCGGGCAACTTGGTCGCGAACAGCCGACCCCACGCCGCCTGGTGGAACCAGGTCAACGCCCAGCGCGATGCGTTCAGCGCTGGCGAGGCCGCCTTGGCACCGCTCATGGGCAATGCCGCCGGCATCAACAATGCCGCCGCGGTCCTGCCTCGCGATGCGTGGCTGGAGATGGACACCATCACCCGCCGCGTCATGCGGGACGACGAGGGTCAGGCCTACATGACCGACCTCATGGCGCTGGCACGGCCGATCAACATCGGTAAGATCGTGTTCCAGCACCGTGTCAGCGGCGACGCCGGGCTGGTCCGCCGCTCGATCAGCGGCAAGGTTCCGGAAGTGCTGGGCAAGGTCGATTACGACTATCGCTCGACCCTCGTGCCGATCTTCAACACCGGGTATGGCCGGTCCTGGCGCGAATGGAACTCGCTGCAGAGCGAGAACTTCGACGCACTGGCCGACGACCAGGAAGCGCATACCGCCGCGATCCGCGAGGACATGGCGGATTATGCGCTGAACGGCGACGCCTCGATCGTGTTCGAAGGTGCGACGGGCTACGGCATCAAGACGCACCCGTATTCGAAGTCGATCAATCTTGGCTCGGCAGTCGGCGGTGCGAACATCGACCTGACCTCGCCGAGCACGACCGCCGACGCGATCGACGCGTTCTTCACTGGCGCGTTCGGGGCGATGCTCGACGCCAACCTGATCACCGAGCCGGTCAACCTCTACATCTCGCCCGAGATCGCGCGTAACTGGGACCGTCAGTACAGCGGCTCGGCGGGATTCAAGGGCGGCCGGATCTGGGACTTCCTGCTGACCAATCGGCGCATCCGTCAGATCAAGGTCACCTATAAGCTCAGCGGCAACGCGTTCTTCGGCTTCGTGCCGCGCGCCGACTATATCCGCCCGCTGATCGGCATGGCGGTATCGACGACCGCAGCCGTCCGCCTCAACCCGGTCGATGACTACAACTTCCTCGTCATGGGGGCGATGGGTCTCGACATCCGGGCCGATGTCAACGGCAAGTCCGGCGTCTTCTACAGCGTCGTGCAGAACTGATCGACGATCGGAGATAAGAGACCATGACCCGCATTCGCATTACCGCCGCTGGCATCTTCGGCGCTCCGACTGAGAAGAACCCGACCGGCGAAATTCCGGTTGGTTCGGAATTCGACATCGAAGGGGAAATGCCGGCGGGCTGGAAAGGCCGTGCCGTGGTCGTCGGTACCGAGCCGGAAGAAGGCTCGGTCCTGATCGGCAACGCGGATGATGACGAGCGCATCGCCGCAGCGCGCGAAGAGGTGCGGGCAGAAGCACAGAAGTTCATCGACGGGCTGCGCGAGCAGCATCTAGTGGACCTCAAGGCGCTGAGCGATCGCGCCGAGGCGGCGGAAAAGCGCGTTGCCGAACTCGAGGCCGAGGCCGCAGCGCGCGGCCCCGACCCCGACCTGATCCGCGCCGCGATCGACGGGCTTGACCCCAAGAACGATGAGCACTGGACCAAGGCGGGGCTGCCCGAAGTCGCCGCGGTGAAGGAAGCGCTCGGCGCGGACGTGAACCGGGCCCAGATCGAAGCAGCGGCGCCCGACGCCAAGCGGCCTGCCGCCGAATAATCACCCGCTCTCTCCAGGGGCGAAGGGGCGGGCCGTCAAACGCCCGCCCTTTTTGCGTGAAGGACTGACCATGGCGAATACCGGCCCGATTACCTTCAAGATTAGCGCTCGGACGCGCCTTGCCTGCATGGCACTGCATGCGCTGACCCCGGCGGTCGTGCTTGGCCTTATTGGGCCTGACCGTGCCGTTGCCTTTGCCATGCGCTTCGTGCGCGTGGATCTTCGACCTGAAGGCTGGGGAGGCGACTGATGGCATACGGCACCGACCAAGGCTTCACCGACTGGCTGGCGGTGCAGGGATACACCCTGCCCGAAACCGCGCCGGCACCCGCAGTGCTGCGCGCCCGTGGCAGCACCTATGTCGATGGCTACGAACGGTTCTGGACCGGCACGCGCGCTGGTGGTGTCATGCAGGAGTTGGCATGGCCGCGCACCGGCGCCCTGATGAATTGCACCGTGGGAATCGCCGACGACGTCATCCCGCCCGCCGTGGTCAACGCGAGCTATCGTGCAGCGTGGCTTGAGGCCGAGACGCCGGGTGTCTTGATCGGCGCCGTTGCCGCCCCGGGCACGCGCGTGAAGCGCCAAAAGGTCGATGTCATCGAGCGCGAATTCTTCGATGATGGAAAGCCGACCGTCGGCGGCGGGCCAGCCTTCATCGATAGCCAGATCGACGGGATGCTTTCCGCGTTCATCTGCGATCGGAAGGGCGCGGCGTTCATGTGGACGCTGGGCGGCTGACATGGGCTTCTACGAGGACATGGCCCAGACCGCGCGTGACCTGCTCGCCCCGACCGATGAGGGCGGACTGGGGCAGGGGATGATTGCGCTGGTCCGCTATGTTCCCGGCGCGGCTGGCACAAACCCATGGGACCCGCCGGCGACACCGTCACGCGAAGTGACCGTGCTAGACGGGGCTGCGCGCGGTGTCAGCAAGGAACTGATCGGCGCTCCCGTTGAAACCGGCGGCCAGATCGTCGCGACTGACCTTCAGGTCATCGTGGCGCCATGGGGCGGCGAATATGCAGCCGGACAGGTCCTCGAAATCGACGGAGCTCCGGTGACCGTGCTCAAGGTCGAGAACATCCCCGCCGCTGGCCCGGTCTGCGCCGTCCGCTTCGTGGTGCGGCGATGAACGACACGCTCTCCGAGCTGCTCGAAACGCTGGCCCCGCCCTTGGCGGCCGCGTTCCTCGCTGCGATCGCGTCGCTTCGTTCCGGCATCAATTATCCGCTGCTGCTGACCGCGCTGCGCAACGGCGATATCGAGGCTGCTATCGACGCGCTCAACCTCGATCGCGGCGCTTTCGGCGAATATGTGCTTGAACGCCAGGCCGCATTCGCGCGCACCGGCACCGTGGTTGCCGAGGCTGTGACGCTCGACCGCATCGCGTTCTTCAAGAAGGCCGACAAGGAGGCGAGGGGCCCGCGTCCGGATCCTGTGCCGTCTCCAACTGGGCCATCAGGACCGCGCCCGCCAGCACCACCGGCACCACCGACGCTTTCCGCGCCCGGCGGTGGGCAGATCGTGTTCCGCTTCGACATGACGAATCCGCGCGCGGAGGCCCGTATCAGGACCGAGGCGGCAGCACGCGTCACCGGCTATGTCGAGGAGCAGATCGAGACGGCGCGGCGCGTCATTGCCGATGGCTACCAGCGCGGCGACGGGCCCCAGAACATCGCGACCGATATCGCGGGGCGCATCAATCCGATCAGTGGCCGCCGCGAAGGCGGCATCGTCGGGCTGTCCGGCCCTCAGGTCGGCTACACCGAATCGATGCGGGCGCGCTTGCTCAGTGGCGACCCCGACGAAATGATGAAGGTGCTGGGCAGCTTCCGGGACGGGAAGTGGGTCGAGGGCACCGGCATGACGCTGCGGGACCGACGCTTCGACCGCAGCATCATGAAGGCGATTCGAGACGTCGCCGCCGGAAAGCCGAGCCCGCTGACCCGCGACCGCATCGATGAGATGGTCGCGAAATACAGCGACCGACTGCTCGCCCGACGCGCCGAGGACATCGCGCGCACCGAGACCGCGCAGGGCGTCGAGATGGCGCGCGCCGAGGCAACGCGACAGGCGCTGGAGAAGGCCGGGCTCGATGTCGCAGCGGTGACCAAGGGCTGGGTCCACAGCGGTGGCATTCTGGACGCCCGCGACACTCACCTCGCGATGCACGGCAAGACCGTACAGGGCCTCGACACCCCATTCGTCCTGCCCGACGGCTCGGTGATGCAGTTCCCCCACGATCCCGCCGGCGGGGTCCGCAACAATGTGAATTGCCGATGCCGCGGCGATCAGGACATCGACTGGGCCTTCGGGCTGTTTGGATAGGAGGCCGACCATGGCATGCGTCAACTGCGCGAAGATCCGAGCCGCAATCCTGCACGGCAAGATGGCCGAGGCGGCGGGACTGTCGGTGCAGGCGCTGCGGGAGAAATTCGGGCTGGTGACGATCACCGGCCTCACCGTAATGCTTGCTGACCCTGACCCGCTCGACCAGAGCATTCCCGCGCTCTCCACGTATCTCGCGGGCGTGACCGATCCGGCACACATCCAGAAGCTCATCGCCGCCGAGAAAGCGGGCAAGACGCGCCGTGGCGCGCTGGATGCGCTCGCGGCTCGCCTCGCCGAGCTCGCAGGATAATGTCAGGCTGGACCGGCACCGACCCCTCGCGCTGGGCGGCGGGGTCCGACACGCTGCTGACTGCCTTGCTGCGCAATTCGGTGCAGGGGTTGGCGAAGGCGGCTGCCACGACGATTCCGAACGGTGGCCGCGTGCCGGTCAAGACGGGCAATCTGGCGCGCTCGGTTGTGGTCGACGACAAGCCTCCCAAGGTGATCGAGGGACTGGCAACCGGCGACTATTCACTCGGCATCGCCAATATCCGACCCGGCGAGCCGATCTATATCGGGTGGCAGGCGAACTATGCCCGAAGGCAGAACTATGGCTTCGTCGGCACCGACAGCCTGGGCCGTACCTACAATCAGTCCGGCTATGGGTTTGCCGAGGCCGCCGCCGCGCAATGGCCGCAGATCGTGCGCGCCGAGGCCGCAAAATTGGGAGCGCGATGATGCCAGCGATTCAGACCACCGACTGGCTCGCGCTCAAGGGTCGCATCGACACGCTGGTGACGAATCCGGCGCTGCAGCGCTTCGAACCCGGCGCGATCCTCACCCCGCCGACCGATGCCACAGGTCCGGCGCCCTACATCCTGCTGTCCGACGTCACAAATGAGCCGGTCCGCGTCGGCATCGATCCCCGGCTGCATATTCGCAGCGGTACCCTGATGCTGGCGCTGCAATGGCCGATCGCGCGAGCGGTAACCCATGCCCAGCTCAAAGAAATTGCGGGGCAGATCGCGGCGCATTTCCCGGCGGACACCTGCATGCAGTTCGGGCCGTCTCGACTTCGCGTGACGCGGGACGCCGAGGCAATGCAGGCTTATGTCGATGGGGCGTATCGGGTCGCGGTGGTGCGGGTTATGTGGGCGAGCATGTAGGCGCTTGCCGGCCTATTGCGCGACCCGCACGCGCCTCACACTGAAACCCGCATCGGCAAGAAGATCGGGAAGCGCGCCGTCACCGACGAAATGCTCGACCCCAACTGCGACCATCACGACGCCGGGGCGGCGAATCCGCTCGGCGATCCACTGCGCCCAGCGCGCGTTCCGACGGACCAGAAGCGCGTCCCGGACCTCGGGAAACAGACCTGTCTCGCGATCGGATGCTGCACTGACGCATGCAAGGTCACCGAGCTTCCAGCACCGGACTATGTCTACGGCGGCCCCCTTGACCCGGCCTGGGGTCTCCAGCGTCGCGACGAGGTGCGCCAGCTGCGCCGGGCCGGGAATGCCGTCATAGGCGGCAAATTGCTCGTCGGTGGTTTCCAGTCCGACGAGTACCTTTCGGTCGCGCGTCGCCGCATCCTGCAGAGCCTTGTCGACCGATAAGTCGCTGTTCAGCCCGCTGTCGCGCAAGGCGACCGTGCCGACGATCAGATTGGCAAACCATGGGTCGAACCGATCAAGCGCGTTTCTTGGCGCACCTGCGCGCCGCAGCGCCGCCTCGAGTGCTTTGACCTTCGGCTGCGGTAGGATGCCCCGCAACGCCTGCCCTGACGCCGCATGCTTCATTGCCTGGGCTTGAGCGGCCCCGCTATCACCGACCACCGTTTCAAGAACGATCTCATCGGCCTCATCGTAAGCCGCAGCAACGTCGCCAGAGAACCACTGGTGATTATCATCAAGCGCGTGAACGGTGCCGAACAGATACACCGTCGTGTCAGAATCGCTCAGCGACCAAAGCGCCGGTGTCTGGGCGCACGCCGGCGCCGCAGCCAGGAGCGCCGTCGCGAGGGCAGCGAGTTTCATCGCCGCTCTGTATGCGCCGGTCTCGCAGTGCTGAACAGCGCCAACTTCATGCGTGAACGAATAATGCGCGCGGACGCATCATTGTTGCGTATAGCTCCCGTTCTCTGTAATGTTACATCGGTTTTAGAGCAGGCCCGAGACGGGCATCGGGAGCATAGGTCATGCTGCAGGCAGTCAACGGGTCGAAATTCTTCATCGGGACGCGGGTCGCATTGCCGACCGACCTGACGGTCGAACTCAGCGATTTCACCGCGCAGGAGCCGGAATGGCTCGAGGTCAAGGGCTGGACCCAGTCCGGCTCGCTCGGCGACACCCGTGCAGAGATCACGCAGACCTTCATCGGTTCGGGCCGCGACCACACCATGAAGGGCAGCGCCAACTCGGCCGCGATGGAAAACACCTTCGCGCCGTTGCCGAACGATCCGGGCCAGATCCGGATGGCACAGGCGATTGCCGACTGCGCGAACTACGCCTTCAAGGTCGAGTGGGGCGCGAACTGCGCTGCGGAGGGGCCGGTCACCATCAGCGTCGCCGACCCCGGCGTCGTTACTTGGCCCGGCGGCCACGGTCTGGAACCCGGCGCGCCGATCATTTTCGATGCGACCGGGGGCAACATGCCCACCGGCCTCACCGAAGGCACGGTCTATTACGTCAAGACGGTCCTGACCCCGACGACCTTTACCGTCGCCGCGACGCCGAACGGCGATGCGATCGAAACTACGCTCGCCGCGACCGCGACCAGCATCATTGCCACGGCTCAGCCCGTCGGCATGACCGACCTGTTCTATGGCCTCGCCATGCCGGGCGCAAAGCAGGGTGGTGCCGCAAACACCCCGCTTCTGCGCACCTGGTCGGTGAAGCCCAACACGAACATCGTCGAAGTCTGAACAGCCTAAGGGCGGCGGCTGTCGGGTCGGTCGCCGTCCTTAGACCCGAACAGGCCCGAGCGAGACGAAGCATGGATATCGGCAATCTCAACGAGGAAATCGACCTCAGCCCCGGCGAGTGGATCGATGACATCCCCGCGCTGCCCGGCGCGCGCCTCCGGGTGCGATCGACCAACTTCAAGCCGTACAAGGTCGCGGTGCAGGGGCTGGCGCGACGCAGCGGCAAGAAGCTGAACACCGACGAAGGGGTTGGCCGCTTCAACGTCGCGACGGGCAAGCCGCTGGCAGAGCATATCCTGCTCGATTGGGACCTGAGCAAGGCTGAGGACGTCGCCGCGCTGACCAGCAATGGCAAGCCGCTCGAATATTCGGCTGCCAACGCCCTGCTCGTGCTGGGCGCGGATGATGCCCACGGTGTCGGCCAGGCATTCCGCAACGGCGTCGAGTGGGCGGGTGATCAGGTTGCCGATCGGGTCCGGGAACGCTCCAAGGCAGCGGCGGGAAACTGACGGATGCCCTGCGCTGGTGGTTTGCGAATGGCGACCAGCACAGGGCGGCCCGCGAAGCCGCCGGCGAGGATGGGGTTATCCCGGAGGCGTTGGAGCCTCCCGAGCTCATGGATGGGCTCGACGGTTGGTACGAGGATTTCTGGCGGCTCTCGACCAATCGCCAGATCGGTTTCGGCGTCGGACCCATCCCGGCCAGCGCCATAGACCGCCACACCGAAGGTTGGGTCGCGGAGGATGCGGAGATGTTCGAGTTCTGCATCCGCGAAATGGATGGGGTCTATCTGATGCGGGCGAATTCGTCGGACGATACCACGGCACAGCAGGGCCCGGTATCGCCGCGTGACGCGTTCCGCGCGGCCACCGCCAGTCAGCGACGGGGGTAGAGATGGACGTCGCCGCCCTTTCCCTCGCTGTCGATTCGAGCGACGTCGTCAAGGCGACGGCCGATCTCGACCGCTTCGCCGCGTCGGCAACCAAGGCAGGCGCTGCGGCTGGAAACCAGAATGGCTCGATCGCGCGGCTCGTCGCATCGGTGCAGTCGACGAACGCCAAGCTGACCGCGCTGATCGGCGCCGTCGAAAAGCTCACCTCGTCGCAGAACGGTGCCGCAGCGGCGGCGCAGAACATGGCCAGCGCGAATGACAACGTGTCGCGCGCGCTCGGCATGGCCGATGCCCATGTCGTCGCCTACACCCAGCATCTCGCCGGGCTAGCCCGAGCCCAAGGCGATGCGAACGCCCATGTCCTGGCCTATCGCAATCACCTGAAGAATGTCGGCGACACCGCGGACAAGACCACGACTGCGATCAAATTCACGGCGCGCGAGGGCCTGAACGCGTCGCGCCAGCTGGCCGATATTGGCGTCACCGCTGCCATGGGCATGAATCCGCTGCTCATCGCGCTGCAGCAGGGCCCGCAACTGTTCGACATCCTGCAGGAAAAGGCGGTCGCGACGGGCTCGACCATCAGCGCGACGTTCCGCGCCGCCGCCGCCGCAGTGTGGGCCGCGATTGCCCCGCTTCTGGCCGTCATCCTTCCTATCGTCGCCGCGATCGGGCTCCTGGTCGCCGGGGTCGCTGCGCTGACCAGGCAGGCCAACGACGACTCCGGCCTCAAAAAGTACACGACCGCGATGGGCTATACCAAAGCGGAAGTTGAGAAGCTCAATGCCGTGACCGTCACTATGGGCGACACCGCGAAGGCGGTGTTCCAGGTCGGTTGGTCCCGCATCGCGGACGCATTCGGAATCTCGACTGATGAGATGTCGAAGAAGTGGCAGGGCTTTCTGGACTGGCTGGCCACAGCCACGCGCGCAACCCTCGCCGGAATCTATGCGGGGATCCTCGGCACCGAAGACCTGAAGCGCAACCTGATCAATGATACCCTGTCCGGAGATCTTGGCCTCGACACGATCACCAAGGGCTACAAGGAGCGGTACGCGCAGGCGCAGCGGTTCTTCGATGACGTCGCGAAACAGGGCGGGGCAAACGCCCGAAAGCGCCAGGATGAGATGGCGAAAGGCTTCTACGACGCGCCGAGCGGCGGGGCGAAGTCCGACCCGCTAGGTGACATCCTGCGGGCCGCCCAAGCTGAGGTCAAAGCTGAGCAGTCACGCGCAGCTGCGGCCGGCTTGTCCGCGCGTGCTGCGGCCGAGTTGGAGCAGAAGACCAAGCTGCTCAACCAGATCGAGAAGGCGAAGATTCCGGTCACCGATGCGCTCCGCGAGAAGGTGGAAGGGCTGGCCAAGGCCTATGCCGATGCCAAGATGGCGGCGGATATCGCCTTTGCCGTGCAGGGCGTGACGGATGGCCTGCAGAAGCAGAACGATGCGATCAACGATCAGCTGGCGTTGGTCGGTCTGTACGGCGACGAGCTCACCGCCGTGCGCATTGAGTTGGAAGCGCTGGCCAAGGCCCGTGATGCCCTGCCCAAGGGAGAGGAACTATCTCCTGAGCAGCGTTCCGCAATTCGAAATGCGGTGCAGCCCGTCATTCGCGATCAGATCAATCTGGACCAGACCGCCCGCCTCGAAGCGATCCGCAAGGATGCCGAGGATTCCGCCTATGCGCTCGACCTGGAGCAGAAGGCGCTCCTGCTCACCGGGAAGGCTGCGCTCGAATACGCATTCATCGCAGAGAAACTGAACGCAGCGAAGCGCGCGGGCATCGAGCTATCGCCTGCCGAGGTCACGGCGATCGAGGCAGCGGGCAAAGCATACGCCCAGCAGCGCTATGCCATCGACCAATCCGCGCGCGCCATCGCCGATGCTCGGGAAGTGACGCGCGGCTTCCTGTCCGACTGGATCAACGGGATGCGCCAGAGCGGCAATGTCGTGAAGTCCTTTGCCGATGCCGCGGTGAACGCGCTCAATCGCATCATCGACAAGCTGCTTGACCGCGCGCTCGACAGCTTCCTCGACGGCCTGTTCAAACAGGGCGGCGGCGGGGGTGGTGGCGGTGGCGGCGATTGGCTGACCAGCGCCGCAAACTTCCTTTCCAGCATCCTGAAAAACGCCAACGGAAACGCGTTTGGAACGCCGCAGCGCTTCGCGAATGGCGGCGCCTTCACCAACACGATCGTCAACACGCCCACCCTGTTCCGCTACGCCAATGGTGCAGCGATCGGCGAGATGGGTGAGGCCGGACCAGAGGCCATCATGCCGCTATCGCGGGGCCCCAATGGCAAGCTTGGTGTCCAGGCACACGGTGGCGGAGGCCGTCCCGTGGCGCATATCACCATCCAACAGGATATCAGCCTGGCAGGCGCGATGATGCCAGAGGCCGTCATCGGCGTTGCTCAGCAGGCCGGCGCTGCAGCGGTTATGGAGACGAAGCGCAACCTCGAGGTATGGCTGCGCGAGATCGACGTCGACGGGACCATCTCGACGTGACGAAGATCTACCAGTTCCCGACTTTCCGGATCGAAACCCAGCTGTTCCACTCGCCCGGCGCTGGGTATGATGGCGGACTGACCTCCGGCGGCGCGCAGTTCATCACGCCCGAACCGGGCGGCTTCGCGATGCTTGAATTGGCCCCGGCAACGATCGACACCGAATGGACCGCGCCGGTCGCATCGTGGCTCATGTCCAAGATCAGCGGCCAGGTCTTCCGGGTCCGCCTCGCACCGTCGCCACAGGTGGCGTTCAGCAAGCAGCGCGGCATGCTGGCGGTGCCATGGGACAATGGCCAGACCTGGTCGAACCAGGAAAACTGGGACGGCGACTTCACCGCCGTCTATTCGGCCCCGGCGCTGAAAGGCGCGTTGGAGGTCGGTCTCGACCTCACCGGGGTCGGCCCGATCGTTTCGCCCGGTCACGTCATTGGGCACGCCTATGACACCTATCTGGTCGACGAAATCGTCTACTCCGGCGACACCGCGACGGCTCTCCTGGACAGGCCGTTGCGCCGCAACATTGCCGGCGGGGACAATTGCTATTTGCGCCCGTGGTTCACGGGTCGGATCAGTAACGGGTCGGAGATCCGAGCGGCATACAACAATCTCGGCCACGTCACCCCGGGCAAGATCGTGCTGCACGAGGCCATCCTGTGAGCGCCTTCTACGACCAGATCGACGAGCTGCTCGGCGCCGCCGACGACGTGACCGATATCGTCGCAACCGCGCGGAAGTGCTGGCTATACGATTTCGAAGGCGACCCGGTGCGGATCTGGGACGGGCAGGGTCCTTTCACCGACAGCGAGGGCAATGAATGGCTCGGCACGATCGATCCCAACGGCGTGAATGTGCACAAAACGCCGTCACTGCAGGACGGCCGCGACGGGACCAGCGCGTCCTATACCTTTTCGCTGAACATTCCCTCGTTTCCCGGCGGTGAGGCGCTGGAGCTGTACAATGCGCTCAAGGCGGACCAGTCCAAGGTCTTCGGCCGGAAACTGACCTGCTACATCGTGCTGTTCATCGAGGGTGAAGGGCTCCGTCCCGGCACCCCGCTCTCGTTCTACAAAGAGATGACAATGTTCTCTCCGAAGTTCTCGGAGTCGATCAGTCGCGCCGCATCCGGAACAGTGATGAAGGCGTACACGGTGTCGATCACCGCAAAGGACAGCAATCACGGCCGCAGCGAGACGCCGGATCGCACCTACGCCGACACGATGCAGAAGCGCCGCGCGATCGAGCTCGGGGTTTCGGTCGATCGCGGGGCAGAATACCTCGTGACGCTCGCCAACCGCACTTATCAGGTGCCGTGATGGACCTTGTCGACGCGACGCTTCGAGAATGGCGTACCGGCGAGCATGTCTACGGGCAGAGCGACTGCATGCTGTCGATCGGCAAGTATCTCGCGGCGGCCGGCGCGCTCGACATCACGCATCGGTTCCTTGGCCGCTATGACGACGAGGCCGGCGCACATGCAATGATGGCAGCACATGGCGGCGCTGCGGGCCTGATTGCTGCGACAGGCGTTCGTGCGGTCGACGATGTGCCTCGCCGTGGCGACGTGCTGGCGCTGGAATGCGGCCCCCACATGATCGGCGCTCTTTGTACCGGCGGGATGGTCGCCGTCAGGCTCGATCGCGGCGTTGCGGAGGCGGCATTGCGGCTCGTTCGCTGGCACGGGGTGTGGCGGCCATGAAAGCGGTTCGAGGCGTCCTTAACTTCGTCACCGCTGGCGCGCTTGGCCTTGCCGACCAGCGGATCGGCAACGCGATCCGAACTATCGGCTTCACCGTCGTCGGGACGTTTCTTGGCGGCCCTCTGGGGGCGTCTATCGGCGCCGCGCTGGCCGGTGGCCTGAACAGCCTGCTCACACCGAGCCGGAGTGCGCCCCCGATGGAGGCGGGCAAGTTCAACGTTCGCATCACTGAGCCGCCGCGCTGGCTGAATGCTGGCCTCGCGCGGCAAGGTGGCGGCGCTATGTTCGGTGAGTTCGACAGCCAGGGCAGATGGTGGATGCTTATCGTCCATAGCGATGAGATTCTGCATCCGGGCTACAAGTATCTCCTCGACGAGCAGGTCGTGACGCTCGATGGCGCCGGCTATGTGTTCCAGAAGGAATTCAGGCTCAAGACCAACAAGGAAAAGGATCCCGCGACCTCCGACGGCGAGGGTAAGGGTTATGTCCGGATCTGGACCACGACCTATAGCGAAACCGACCCCACACCACCCCGCATCGCGGCATTGGACGCAGCCTTTCCCAGCAAATGGACCAGCGACCACCGCCTTGTCGGGACGACGTTCAGCGTGGTCTGCATCGACGCGATTGAAGTGGAGCACCGCTACAAGATTTTTCGCTGGCGCGGCCCATTCGGCCTCGGGGAGCCCTCGCTCAGTGTGATTGGCGACTGGGCCAATGCCTATGACCCGCGCGACGAGACGCAAACGCTCGGTGACCGCTCAACCTATAAGCCGACGCGCAACGCTGCGTTGATCTGGGCATGGTTCCGGACTCACCCGTATGGCCGGAACAAGCCCGAGAGCAGCATCAACTGGGAGCGCATGGCTGAACAGGCCGATATCTGCGATCAGGATGTCGACGGCATCGAAGGCACGCAGAAGCGCTACGAGGCAGGCCTCGCGATCATCGATTCGAAGCGCCGTGCCGATGCCGAGAAGGAAATCCTGCTGGCCTGCGATGGGCAGATCGTGTTCGACGAAGACGGCAAGTCGTGGATGCGCGTCGGGCACTGGGCGGAGCCGACGCTTTCGTTCAGCCGCAATCGCGACATCATGACCATGTCCTCGATGGAAGCGCAGGACGGGGAGAGCGAAACCCAGGGCGTTATCGTTCGCTATCTCGACCCCGACGCGAACATGACGGTGCAGCCGTCTGCGGCGTGGCTCAATCCGCTCTACTATGACCCGGCGACGACCCCGCGTTTCCTGATGGTCGATATCCAGGCCTGCCATAACCACAACCAGGCGATGCGCCTGGCCAAGGGCATTGGCATGCGTTCGCAACCCCGCCACAAGATCGCACCCACGGTCAACCTGCGCGGGCTTCGCGCTCGCCATGAACGCATCGTCGAGATCCGGTACGACAATACCTTCGACGGCGATTACGAAATCGCGACCCCGGTCGAAATGGACGGGGCGGGCATCTTCACGGCGTTCGGAGCCGTGCCGATTAACTCGAGCCGGTGGACCCTGCTTCCCGGCGAGGAGCAGCCCAAGCCTGTAGTTGACGGGTCCGGAGCCGCTGTCACCTATCCAGCGATCACCGGCGAGACCGTGTCGGTTGTCGATGGCGCGATCAAGATCGAGTTCCCGGCGCTACCGCGCGCCGATGCGACCTATATCGCCGAATACATTCTCACCTCCGATATTACCGGCGACCCCAGCGACCCATGGATCGCAATGTCGATCAACGTGACGACGGCGATCAGCGGACTTTTGCTGAGCGGTGAGAGCTACACGGTCCGGTACCGCTATGTCACCGCATCCGGTAATGGCCCGGCATGGGAATACAGTACCGCATCGACTACTGCGGTCCTGCCCCCATCCTCCGGCCTAGCGGTCGAAGGCGGCGTCGGTGAGGCTGTGGTTACGTGGAAAAACCCGAACGATTTGCGGTTTTTCTCGACCGACATCTGGCGCGGCACGAGCAACGTTTTCGGTTCCGCCACCAAAATCATCGATGGCTACCCCGGCGGCGTTGGGCAGGTGCAGTCGATCACGGACACCCCGCTAAGCCCGGGCACCTATTACTATTGGGTCGTCGCCACCGATGGCGGAGCGCTTGAGGCCGCGCCGCTCGGGCCAGCCAGCGATACCGTCACCTGACCGACTTTCCTGATATTGCGTCAGCCTTGAATAAAGTTACGCTCAACGGTAGGTTAGCGCAGTAATATTTCAAAGGATGTGCGCGGTGGGTGCAATCGAGACGGCTCGGGATGCTCTGTTTGGCAACCCGCCAAATCCCGCACAAGAGCCTTCGCGAGAGGGCATGCTGGCCGCTGTCACCGAGCTCGCCGACTCCGTTGCGACCGTGGGCCTTGGCGCGCTGCTTAGCGCGACCTTCACCACGCTCGCCTCCGCCAACGCAAACCTCACCTATGATGCCGGGTCGGTCGCGCTCATTTATGACGACACCGTAAATGACCTTGCAGTTAAATCCGGCGCGAGTGGATCCGGCTCATGGACGCTGACCACGATCCTCCGAGATGCGCTGGGCGGCGCGAGCTACGCGAGCCTTGCAATGGACTGGGCGAGCAAACCGAGCGGAGAGGTAGACCCTGCTTACCCGGGGCTGCTGTCGGCGCTGCAATATGCACAGAACGCCGCAGCAGTTCTCGCGGACCCAGATTTCGTTGCGGTCACCGCCGCCCTGAATGCCATCGGCACGGTCGCGGATGGCATTGATGACGTGAACGCCGTAGCCGCCGGAATTGCCGCGGTTGAGGTGGTCGCGGACAACATCGATGACATCACTGCGCTGGTTGCGCCTGTCGCGCCAGTCACCCTCTACCTGACCCGCACACTGACCGGCGACGATCTGCGCCGCCATATCTACGCCGAGATAGACTCGCCCGACCTGATGGCGAGTGTCATTACGATCCCGTCGAACAGCGAAGAAGCGCTGCCGCTGGGAGCGGCGTTCGCCGGCACCAACACCGGCACAGGCTTGATCCAATTCGCATCCGACGCAACCGGTGATGCCGTCATCACCCCGGCGAAGGCTGGCTATCTGTATGTCCCGCCTGGCGGCTCGTTCCGGCTAGAGCAGCGCACGACCGATAATTGGGTGCTGTCGGGCGACCTGAGCAACGAAGCGAACGCCTTCACGGTCAAGCTGTTCTTCGACCCATCCACCGACGCAGCGGCGTTTCAGGAGCGCACGGGTGCATCTGCGACCACGGCGGCGGGTGACGGCGATGTCATGGGTACGCTGGTCAACAAGGGGACGCATGGCGGCTATGCGGTCGCGCGCACCGATGTTCGCCGCCCGACGCGCGAGATCGACGCGGACGGCTTCTGGCGGTTCGTCACGGACGGCAACTCGACCGCGAGCGATGCCGACTTCCTCGAAATTCAGGGCGTCGAGATCGACTTCACCAAGCTGAACCTATTCGTCGCGTTCCAGCAGCTTTCCTATGGGTACGCGGACGGCATCGTTTCGCTTTCGCAGATTGGCCAATCTGGCGACGTTAGCAACAGCGCGTTTGCGGTTTCGCAGACCGCTCTTTCGGCATCCATCCCGACCGACTTCGCGTTCCAAATGGGGGTGTCTCCAAATCGACTGAGTGCCAACGTCGCCGGGGTTAATCCCGAGCGCGTGCACGTCATGGAATGGCGTAAAACAGCCAACAACGTCGCGGCAACGATCACCGTGGACGGGTTCGAGATTACCAGTTCGGGCGCCGTCGGCCTTCCCGCGCTCGCGAACACGACCGCCCTCGTAACTGCGACCGTGCGTCTTATCATGGGCGCGAATCCCGGCAACGAAGGCCAGAACGGCGCGATCCAGCACAGCAACACGGCATTCTATGGCGTCATCGCAACCGACGCCGTGTTGAACACGACGCAACGCGCTTCGATCCGCGCATATCTGGAAAGCAAGGCGCACGCGGCGATTCCAGACCTTCCCAGCTATGCCGATCTGACCGCGCTTGAGACCGCGCGCACGACGCTGATTACCGAAGTGTTTGGCAGCGGCACGCTCCCGACCGATCTGGCGACGCTGGCAACCGACGCCGCGCCGCCGCTGACCGGCTTGACCAACCTTGCCAGCGTCCAGAAAATGACGATCCCCGGCGAGGCGGACACCAATATCAAGCCGCGCCTCTGGACCCCGAACAGCCCGCGCACCGATGTAGTCGCGCTGGTGTGGGCGGGTCACGCGGCGGGTTGGGGCGCGAACGGCATCCGCGATCAGGTCATTCAGCCGATGCTGGCGGCTGGCGTCCCGATTGTGTCGATGGTCCTGCCCGATGGGCCGAACGATTACACGTCGGGAAGTCCGGCCAATCATGCCACGAACCTGACCCCGTATGCCGAATGGGTGCGCCAGGCCGTGGTCGCAGTCAACACGCTGCTTGACCGGTATCCGGGTGCAGAAGTCATTATGACCGGCATTTCGGGCGGCGGCTGGGCGACGATGCTCTGTGCCGCGATCGACGCGCGCATCACGAAGTCGGTCCAGTTCGTCGGATCGATGCCGTCCGACCGCTACGTCAATGTCGATTACGAACAGTGGCACACGCAGATCACGGCGGATTACTACGACCTGTATCTGATGGCCGCTGCGGATGGTCGGCGCCACCTGCAAATCCTGCACGAGTTCGATGACGCTGGGTTCAGCCGCGCCGCCTATGAAGCGCAGCCGCCCTATGCTGAAGGGTTGGCGGCGCTCGCTGCTGACCTTGACGGCTTCTACGAGTTGCAAATCCTCGACGGCCATTCGGCACACGCTATCAATGCGGAAGACCGCGCGATCCTCATGGCCGAACTTCCATGACCGACTCCGGCAACGCGGCACAGGTGCGCATGGTCGCCGAACAGGTGGCGGACGCGGCAATCAAGCGATTTACGCAGGAGTATCCATTGCCGCCGCCGAAAGCCGAAATCCCCGCGCCGCTCAAATGGGCCGCCGCAATTGTTGCAACCCTGTTCACCACAGGGGTCGCCGGGCTGGCGTTCTGGCTCGTTTCCAGCGTGGGGTCGATGCAGGTGACCTTAGGGCGCATGGACGAGCGGATGCAGCAGGACATCACCGGGCAGCGTGTCGCCGAAAACCAGAAGCGGATCGAGAAGCTCGAGGAGCGGGTGACGAGCCTCGAGCAGGGGAAGGTTGGGAAATGACCATCATGGAAGACGACGCGTTCGTTCGCCTGTTCCAGGAGCGGGCCGGGCTAAAGGTCGATGGCTGGGCGGGCAAGGACACCATCGCCGCGCTCGACAAGGCATTCCCACCGCCGCGCCCGCCCGCAAGTGTCAGCTCGCAGATCCCCGACGATTATTGGCCCATGCTGTCGAAGATCGAGAGCGGTGACCGCCCATACATTCAGGCCGAATCATCCAGTGCCTCGGGCCTCTACCAGTTCATCAAGTCGACGTGGGAAGGTGAAGGCGGTACATGGGGGCCAACCCTGCGGCCCGCGTTCGGTGGACTGAAGCCGAGCGTCGAAGAGCAACTCGCGCGCGCCAAGACGTTCACGGCCAAGAACGCGGCTTATCTGACGAAAGCGGGCGTCCCGATCAACAAGGCCTCGCTCTACGCCGCGCATTTCTTCGGCGCTGTGACCGCAGCGAAGGTCATCGGCGCGGACGTGAACGCCAGCGCTGAAGCGTTGGCCGGACCCGCTGCGACGAAGGCAAACCCGTCTATCCTCAAGGGCAAGACGGTCGGCGAGTTCCTGACCTGGCTGCATAATAAAACGGGGGAGTGGGCGCGATGAACGAGAGGCAATACTTCACGGTCGGCCTGTTTGCCTTGTCGGTGCTATTGATCGGCATGGCCTATTTCCAGCCCTCCCTCTGGGATGTGAAGCTGTTCGAGGTGATCCTGCAGGCGCTGGTGATCACCGGTCTTTTGAACATGGCTGGTGCGTTCCACTTCGCCGCAAACCAGCAGGCGCAACAGGCGACCGAGAACACCGGCAAAGCGTTCGATGCGATGAAGGCGGCGGCACAGGCCGGGACAAGCCAAGATGCCGGAGCCATCCGCGACGGCGACCAAGTGACCGTCGAGAAGAAGGAGCCGAAATCATGAAACTGATCCTGATCCCCCTGAGCCTCGCGCTCTCGTCGTGCACCGGCCTTTCCGGTCTGGGTGCGCTGCCACCGCCGGCTGCTGTAGCCGAGCGCACGCTTGCCGACGAACAGGCGGCGCAGGGTGCCGAGCTTGCGTACAAAGCCTTCCGCACGGCGCTGGAGATTGCGGTCGATAGCGGATTCCTGAAAGGGGCCACGGCGTCTCGTGCTGCAGAACTGGACCGACGCGCCTTCGCCGCGCTGAGCGTGGCGCGGAAGGCGTACGCCACCGCAAACTCGACCGACTATCTCCAGGCGGTCGAGAATGCGCGCGCCGCCATCGACGACGCCCTTGCGTCCGTGAAGGGATCCTGAACCATGCTCGACCTCTCGACCTTCCTGCGTGCGCTGCAAGCGATCGGCCCCGTCGTCGCTCAAGTTCCCGCCGTGGTATTGCTGATCGAGCAGGCGAAGGCCGCGCTCGATCCCTCTGACCAGCAGACGGCGCAAGCCGCTCTCGCTGATCTGGTAGCCGACAACGACGACGGGCACGCGCGTCTCCAGAAAAAGCTCGCAGCCGCCGCGCGTAGTTAGGCGTGCGCATCGAGCCCAAGGTACTGGGCTTGCTTTAGAATTGCCCAAGCGCATAGTCACCGCCGCGACCGGCTAGGGGCCGAGTCGATGAAATGGGGGTTCTATGCGAAATCTGCTTCTGGGCGCGGCGTCGGCCGCTCTCCTTTCCAGCGCTGCGGCTGTGGCGCAAACCAGCGATTCGGCGGCGGCTACCGCTCCGACGTCGACGTCTGCGGTGGTCCTCTCCGCCAATACGATGATCACCGTGACTCCTGTGACCGAGATCACCTCGAAGGACATGAAGGAAGGCGACGTGCGGATGCTGCAAGTCGCCACTGACGTGTCGGAGCGGGGCGTCGTGGTCATCCCGCGCGGCGCACCGGTGCAGGCGACCGTGACCTGGCGGACCGGCAAGGGCATTGTCGGCAAGTCCGCGAAGTTCGAACTGCGGTTCGACAAGGTGACCGTGGGTGGCAAGGATTACGCGCTGAAGGGCACGCATCGTCAGGAAGGTCGCGGCAACACCGTGGGGGCGCTGCTCGGTTCGATGATCATCACTGGCCGTTCGGCAGTGATGCCGTCCGGCCAGGTCGTGAACGCATTCACGGCGGAGCCAATCCCGGTCCAGTAAGCGTCGACGCGCTGTGTGGGCGGGGCGCATCAGTTGCGCCGATCGGCGCGCGTCTGTATCTACGCCTCGAAACGCGAGCATCGGACAGGTGGCGAATAACCATCATCGTTTCGGACGTTGGAGTTCGGGGGCGCGTTTCACCCGCTAGAATCAGAAAGGCCCGGTCGCTGTGACCGGGCCTTTCCGGCGTGGCCTCGAGCCACTGCTATAACATCATTACGGGTTGGCCGCGACGCCTAATGCAGCACTGGGGGGCTCCCTAGGCTATACGTCCGAAACGTATCGCGGTTAGGCGTCGCGTAGCATCTTTGCAGCGTGACTCCAAGCATATGGAACGTGGAGCGAAGCCCGGACCGAAGTCGTTCAACGATATCCGGCTCCGGTGTCACCGGTATCGACCACAGCGCCTCTTCCGGCGCACATCGTTTACGCGATACTCGTGTCCGACCACGGCCAGTGCCACGCGGCGGTAGCACGGCGCGCGTTCGTTGCGCTCTCGGCACAATATGGGTATGTGCCCGATCCGGGTGGGCGTGCTTAATCGGAGGTAGCAAGTGGCTGTCATCGACCCGGAATATTACCGAAAACGTGCGCGCGAAGAGCGTGAGATGGCAGAGCGGGCGACCTGCCCGTCGGCCAAGGCCGCACATGAGGTGCTGGCGAATCGATATGAGCGAGCTGCCAATGGCGATGCTGTAGAGCTCTCGATCGTCGAAAGAGGGTAATCGGGCGCGTGCGGCGGCCTCAGGCCGTGGTGAACCCCGGATCGGTGCCATCCAACCGTCTCCGGTTCAGGCGTCGGCGTCGGGACAGTTTCCGAGCGTCGCCCCACCGGGGTTCGCGTGATCGATAGCAGCTGCGGCGTGGGCGGCAAATGCGTTCGCTGATCAGCCCGCCGGGGTCTCGACCGGTTGCACGCGCTCAATCGTCGCCTTGAAGCCCTCGCGGCGCTCGCGCTCCTGCGCCAGATCATAGGCGTGCTGGTAGGCGATAAGCAGGTCGGCGACGTGATCGTTCATCAGCGCGCCGAGCTTGTACGCCAGATCCCGGCTGACGGCGTACTTGCCGTCCAGGACGCCGGTAAAGCCGGCGCGATCGACGCCGATCCGTCGCGCCGCTTCCGACACCGACAGCCCGTAATCCGGCAGCAGCGTGCGCCGGATGAAGTGGCCGGGGTGCTGATCGATCGGCGGCAGTGCGCCGACGATCATGTCGGCTGCAGCCTCGATCTTATATGCGGACTTGTCCCGCTCCATCGCTGATCTCCTATCCAATGACCGACCTATAGAGCGTCGCTCTACACGATGCGAGCCGTTTGATGAGTGCCGCTCTACACTCGTTCTCGTCGCCGTCTCCAATCTGGCGCACATCTTTCGAACGTCCGTGGCCCTCGACCGGCGGTTTTGTTCACGCCATGTTCCGCGCGCAATGTCCTGGCGCGATCACCGATTCGAAGAGATGGCCGTCCACCCGGTTGAGATCGGCGTGCGCTGTGGCTGCGCTCGCGTGCTCGCGGCTAGACCGGCTTACTTCATCACCCGGCTCGGTCAGGACGCGACGCCCCGCGACGCGGAGAGGCGGATGCTATGCCGTGTGTGCGGCGCGCGGCCGCAGCTTTCGCTGGGTCTGATCTGGTCAGTCTCCGGCGGACGCGACATGCGACCCGACCCGGAACCTTTACCGGACTGGATGGAGCTTTAGCTGGCCGGACCGGATCATCGCTTAGAACGCAATCTCCCGGCGCTCCATTTCAACGGCCAGCAGGTCAGCGATCGGATCACCGGCTTGTCCGTCGGTGCGCTGCCATGCCGCGACCAGTTCGTCATCGGTCGACATCTGGAAGATGACGCGGATCGCGGCCTTTGCGCCGTTCTCGGTCAGGGCCATCGTGAGGCGTTCGAGAGTCGGGTTCATGGTGGGAGTGTAGCAGGTCGCGGGCAGGGCGCTAGCTGCCAGCGGGGGGAGACATCGCCCGGATATTGCCGGTCACCTCCCACTCCCTTCGATCTGGTTGAGAGGGCAGAGCGGGTCATGTTCGCACGTGCAGACCGCTTCCATCTTCCCTACACGGGGATCAGCGGGCGTGGTGGCGAGGGCAGCGTGCGGCGTGAACGTGCCACCCTTTGCGACAATGGGGTCATCCTCGGCCCATCCACCAAGCTGGAAACCAGACCAGACGTATGCGCCAGCGGGTAGGTGTTCGGGCGGATCGGTCTCAAACGTATCCTCCCAATGAAACTCAGGCCCAAGCTCTTTCATGTCAGGCGAGCAATCGAGAATAATGGTGTTGCGAAAGCGGTCGCCCACCTTCCCGCCGATTGCGATCAGGAACCACGGCCCATCGACCAGCACCTCCCGCGCACGTCCTTCATCCACGCGGGGATCAGCGGGCGTGGTGGCGAAGCGGAGCATGGCGCGGATGATCGCTGCGGTTAGCCAATGCGCTGGGATTGGACCGTCGCTCCGCGCAATGTAGTCGATCTCTGCGGCATGCGGCAATGCGCACTTCCGCATTTCTTCCGCCAGCACCTCCCGCGCACGTCCTTCATCCACGCGGGGTGAAGTGGTGAGGGCGTCGAAGAACAGCTCGAACCGGCTGACTTCTTCCAGGTTGACCCACTTTATGCCAAACTCGCGCTCGGCCCTGTCCTGCGCCTCGCGCAAAGCCTTCTCGACGACGCGGTTGCGGTTCATCGCCTCCCGCCGTTCCAGCGTGTCAGTCATGGGAGCGCAGGGCGGTGCGGCCTCCAGCGCTTCAAGGATCGACGGGTAGCCAAGGTCGCGCGCGATCTCGTGCATAGCGCGATAGGTTTCGGCCTCCACCAGCGTGTCAGAGGGGGCAGGGGAGGGGGTGGCGAGTGCGGTGTCGATCTTGTCGCGAAGCTGGTTGTATGCCGTTTCGACGCCATGCCAGTCGCGGGTGCTGATAGCAGCGCCGATCATCTGTATTTCGCGGCGACGCCAAGCCACCAGCGCCTCAGTCTGTTCGTTGCTCATGCCAGCCACCCCAGCACCCAAAGCGCGCCAGCAACCGCCGCGACGAAAAGCGAAGTCGCGCACCCGTAGCCGAACCCGGTCGTGAACCGGTCGCCGATGTGCTCGTAGTCCTCCTGCTTTACTTTCATGCCTTGTCTCCTCGGATTGTATCGATATCGGCCGCCGTCACCCCGCTTCGGGCACTGTGCCGGCTAAGCCACGGCCCCATCGGTTTGCCGCAGTCCCGGCATTGCGGCGGGGCAGGGGTCGCCGTGTCGGTCTGGAAGCTGCAGGGGCAGGTCCAGGAGTGGATGTGGGTCATGCGGCGGCCCTGACATCCAGAAGCGAGCCGAACTGGTCGGCCAGCGCGGCCGCGAAGCCGGGGAAGGTCTTGCTGCGCTTCTTTGCGCGATCGGCACCCGGCGGCATCCGGTGCACCATCGACCACGCCTTGTGCTCGTCGGTGCCGGGCTTCGGCGGGATCAGCCGGTTCGTCGGTCGCAGCTTGGGCAGGTTGACGAGCTCCAGCCCCGTCGCCTTGAAGTAGGGGTCACCGAACCACCATGGCTGCACGAACTGGACCGGGTCGCGCTTCGTCAGCTCGATCGCATGACTATGCATCACCGGGTTCTCGATGACGCGGCGGGGAATGTGGCCGTTATCGCGCACGGCGCGATAGAACACAGCGGCTTCGCGCAGATCGTGCCAGCGGAACGGGTCTGGCCCGTTGACCCGCTTGCCGCCGATGTAGAGCCATTTCGCGCCGGAATTGCAGAGCACGGTGCACGGCGGATGCATAACGGCGAGCAGATCCCAGCCATCGTCGAGGTGGTCGAGTAGATTGCCCCGAATATGGCGGTTGCTGCGGTCGTCGGCGGGTTCCAGATCGCAGGACCATGCATCGTACCCGCGCGCTTCGAAGGCGCGGCGCAGGACGCCGCTGCGTTCGCAGCCTATGAGGACGCGGGCGGTCAT